GTTGATGGCGTCCTGTGGCTTGATGCCAAACCGCTCGAGTTTCTCCGCCGCTTCCTTCGACCCGTTCGCCGCGTCACCGACGACCTTGGAGAACTTCGTGACCGCCCCCGTTACATCCTCAAGACTCGCACCCGATATCTGCGCCGCGTAATCGAGCGAGGTGAGTGCCTCCGCACCGAGTCCCGTCTTGTCTGCTAGATCCGATATTTTGGAACCGTAAGCCGCCGTCGATTTCGTCAGCGCGAATATGCCCGCGACCGCACCGACTATCGGAACGGTTATCGATGCCGTCAGAGTCGCGCCCACACCTGCGATTGCACCGCCCCAAGCGTTCAGCTTGTCTGCCGAGGCGGTGACAGCCTTGGAAAATCCCGTCGTGCTTTTACCTGCGCCGTCCACCTTGGTCTTGAACTGGTCGGCGGATTCGCCTGTTTTGACGAATCGCCCGTTTGCGTCGCGGAGCCGGGTCTCAGCGCGTTTAAGTCCTTCTTCAAGTTGTTTGGTGTCAACGGCTACTTCGCCGAACAATGTGAAAGCATTAGCCATTCTTTATCTCACGCTCCCGGTTCTGGAAATTCGCACCTTGAGCCTCTGTTTCAATTTTTCGGGGAACAGCAAATCGAAGTTGATCATCGCGGGTAGAAAGTGCGGTTGTGCCGAGCTTCGCGATGTGCCGAACTCGACATATGGCGCATACTCGGTCGGATGACCGCGACGGTAGACTCCGCGCTCGGGGTTCGAGCCTATCAGCATCGTCACGCGCGAACCGCTTTGATTGACCTCCCACATATAGGAATCGCGGAGGTCGCCCGTGTCCACGGGAACGATGCTCTTGATTTCACGCAGGGTCTGATTGCCTGTGTCTTCGAGTGCGTCCCGTACGGCTTCCTCCGCGACTTCCGCGATGAAGTTGAATTGTGTGACAAGTGTGAATCGGTTTTTCGCCATCTATCTGCTCGCCTTGTTTATCTTGTCCGACACCTCTTTCTTCTTGCGTTGCCATTCGGGGTTCAGCTCCTTGAGGTATTCGCCCTGACCCTCGCCCTGTTCAAAGGTGAAAGCCAGCGTCATCAACCGAGCCTTGTCCGGATGGGATTCCAATTCGAGGAACGAGCAACCGAGAATCTTCGCCGCCTTGTGGACGAACCACTCGGGCGTTGGCGAAATCAGTTCGCCGTCGCCGTCTCTGACGGAGCCGAGACCGCCGACAAACTTTGCGATTTTGTCGGCTTCTTTGCGTTTCCCGAGAATGTCTCCGATATCGCCGTGATTATCTGCATAAGGAAATCGAAGTCGCAGACCTCGGTCAGATTCTCGACGGTCGGAGGGAACTCCTCTTCGTTGTAATGCAAAGACCACGAGACGAGGTTCTTGCTGATGTGCTTGGCGATCGACGCCGAATCCTTCGTCTGTTCGTAGTGTGTCAATGAGTCGAGGAATGCCGGTGTCAGGCACTTCTCGTAAAATTCGATGGTCACGGGTTCTTTGACCTCGTTACCCTCTGCGTCGTTATAGGTGTAATCGAAAGTCTTTGATATGGTTCTCGCTTTTATTCTCTTGATGTCCATTGTGGTATTTAGGCGGTATTTATATGCCGTGCCGCCTCACGGATTAATCAATCTAGGTGTGTGCGCCGAAGGTGACCGCTCCGCTCACCTGGAACGACACATCGAGAACGAGCAGACTGCCCACCTCGACGGGTGTCCCGAACGATGTGATGAACGCCGCTCCCGTGATTTTCGGCTGAGTACCCGCCGTTCCATCCGGTGAAAGCTGGAAGTTCACGACATCGCCCGCGTTGTAGATCGCGGACAACTGACCGAAAAGGGTCGCGTCGTACTTGTACTGAACGTCTATCGTCGCATTCTTGAAGGACTGTTCATAGTCCCTGTATGTGTCACCGAACACGGTCGCTTCGACCGTCTCGGCTTCCGCGTTGAGCGTGACGGACATCGTCTTGACCGTGAAGTCCGTGAGGACTGTCGGTGCGCCGTTCGTTCCGTGTTGCCAGTTTGAGTTTTTACCGCCTAAAGCCATTATTGTTTACCTCGTTTTAGTTTGTGTTTATCGTCGGGCAACCGCCGCCACGAAATTGATCTCGTCGTTGTCCGCCGTGCATTGCGCTCGGACATATCTGTTGAGCGTCGTGCCTTTCGGCACCTCGTATGAAAGAGCCTGATAGACATCGCTTGTCACCGTCAGCGTCGCGACATCCGTCCAGGTCGAGTCGTCGGTCGAATGCTGAAGCTTGACCGTGCCCGTGTCCCCGTCTGGATTCGATATGTGGACTTGGAACAATGCGCCACCCGTCGAGGATGCGCCGAAGTCCTTGGTCGTTCCGTCGACCGTGGCATCGTCCACGTCCGCGGAGAAGATGACCTTGCCGAAGTTCACGCCCGACAGCGTCTGAAAGTCCGCCGAGGCGATTATCAGCTGACCGGTGCTTGCCTCGACCCGAGTAGCTGGTCTGCGTCGCGTTGAACATCACCGCATCGGCATCGAATGCGAGCGACTGCAATGTCGCGGTCACGACGTTGTCGGTCGCGTCCGTGTAAGCCAGTTGGAACACATCGTGTATCTTGTCCTCGTTCGCCGTGTCAGCGTCCCATATGCCCGATGCCGAAACCGTGCCGGTCTTGAGTCCGAGCGCATAGGTGCGCGCCGTGTTGCACAGGGTCGTCGCGTCGAGTGCTTCGGTCTCGGCTGTCGCGTCGAACGACTGAAGCGCGCAGGATAACGGGACGCCGTTCATATAGAATGCGAGTCCTTTTGCTAGTGCCATTATTTACTCTCCTCGATGGCGTCCATCTCTTTGAGTGCGGCAAGTTCCGACGCGCTCAATCCGCTGAGTGTGTCGCCTGCCTCGAATCTTGTTCCGTCGGCTAGATTGCCACCGACCTTAGCCTTGTATTGACCACCCGCCTTTGCGGGAGCCTCGGCTTTCTTTGCTTCAATCTTTTTCTTTTCCATTTTCACGCGCTCCAAATTCTGAGTAGAAATCCGTTGTAGTAGATCATCCTGTCGTTTGCCGTCTCCAGATACTCGGGGATGTCCGAGAACCGTTCGACATTGTAGGTGACCGACCCGCCCGAAAGCGTCAACTCGTTGCCGACTGCCGTTTCCACCGCCGATAGAATCTCTTCGTTGAGCTGTTGCGGTTCCATCGTCGATGACGAATCCTCATCCGCGACCGCCTTGACCAGCCACAAATCGTTTTCGGCTATCAGCGTATTCCCGAAGGAATATGTCACAGGTGCGGGAGCCTGTCGGTTGAAGATGACATAGGGCATCTTCGCCCCTACCGGTGCGAGCAGATGGTATATGCCACCCGTCGCGAGATTGGTCACATCCGTGACGCTCATCTTCGAGTAAAGAGCCGTGCGCACATTCTCGCTCAAAGAACTCATTCCACACCCTCCCGAACGACCATCGCCTCGTATAGATTGCCCTGCATATCCTTGAGCGAGATGATGCGGAAGACCTTCGCGGGTTCGTCACCGGGGAACGTCCGCGACTTGATGCGCAGACGGTGCTTCTCGGGGTCGATCGCGTAGCGTGTGCCGTTCTCGTTGTGCGACGGGAACTTGACCATATAGCCGGTCTCGCTCGTCAACTGGTCGCGCTGAACCGCCTTGCTTCCGCCGCCTGCGTCGAATATCACGGGAATCCCGCAATAGATGTCCTCGCTCTTGGTCTTGATGCGTCCGCCACCTGTGCCCGCGGTCGTGACCTGCCCGACGACATCCATCAAGTCCGTCAGACCGACGCCTGACAGCTTGCCGAAGACCTTCGGGAGTATCTTCTGACTGAGTTCGTTGAAGACGTGAGCCATCTAGCCCCTCACAAGTCGAGTCTGACCGCCCGCGTACCCGCGGAGGTATAGGAGATTCGCGATGCTTCGGCGTATGTCCGTCTTCTCAAGGTCGGGATTGATACGCGCACCGAAGTTCGCCGTGTTCGGTTCGACCGAGACGAAATCCGAGCCGATGCCCGAATCCCAACGCTCGATCTGCTCGCGTAGCTGTTCCTCGACCGCAGGGGTTATCCACTCCGTGCCAAGGTTGAATATCTGGTCGTTGACCTCGATGTAATCGACTTGGAGAATCTGCGCGAGCTTCAGCTTTTCTGTTTCGGTCAATGCCATAAAATCTTGAAAGGGGAGTCCCGAAGGACTCCCGCATTGTTACGCGGTCACATCTTCCGCGAATCCAGCCTGCCACTTCGTGCCGTCCGAGTAGAAGATATATCCTCGACCCGTGGCGTTGCTCGTGAAGCCGATGCTTCCGGCAGGTGCCGACGTGGTGGTTGTGTCTGCGGTGATCGCCGTGCTGAATCCGTAGATTCTGACCGCACCGGCTGTGATGTAAGAGCCTGTCACAAGCGAGCCGATGAGGTTGCCCGAATCGTCTACCTGTGCCTTTCTTCCGTTTTTCCTGTTGAGCAGGAATGTTGCATTTCTTGCCATATTTTCAATTCACCCTTTCATTGAGCGTAGGGGAGAGCGAACCCTCCCCTACGGGATCAGTTGATGCCTAGCTGGAAGCCTGGCACTTGAGAACGACGCCTGCGAGGTCTTTCTTGTCCGTCGCGACCTTGTCCCAGTTGGTGCCGGTTCCGACCGCAGTCGCATCGGGGTTCGCACCACCGTTGGCGACATCCCACTTGAAGCCTTTGACTCCGAGTGAGTAGCCGTATTCAGCCTGTACGCGGACGACGATCTGCTCGAGTCCGGTGACCTGGTCGATGACCTGGTTGATGCCTTCGCTCTCGTTGACATCGATACCGTTCTGAGCGAGTCCGAGGACGAAGTACGAATCAGGGGTGTCGGCGGTCGCGATGAGCGAAGCCGAATCCGTGATGAGCACGGGGCGTCCGAGTCCCGGAACATCGACTCTGCGGATGATTCCGTCGGCGACGTTCACGACGTCATCCGAGATGGAGGCGACCGCGAGGTCGAAGAACTGCTGTGAGTGCATCACCCAGCAGGCGATACGGTCGTTGGCATCGCCGAACTTGGCGAGCGTGTTGAGAAGTGCCTTGTGGGTGACGGTCTTGTCGGTGTCGCCGGTGATGTCCTTGGTGACATCGGCTTGACCTGCGAGAGCGACGCGAGCGGCGAGAAGCGCGCTGTTGAGCATCTCGTTCATCATCGCTTTGGCGAACTGCTCACCGTGTGCGAAGACCATCGCATCGAACTCGATGCCAGCCATCTTCGCAGCCTTATAGGTGAGGTCTGTCGCCATTTTTCTGTGAAGTTTGACGGCGATTGCCTCTTCCTGCGCGATTTTGGTCGCGGTCAACGCCGAATCGGAAGTGATGTCCTGACGGGTGATGAGCGACGCGATCGACTTGAAGAACGCGTTGTATTCGTAGTTTCCTTTGTGTTCAGAAGAGCGAAGGACGATACCGCCGTTTGAAGCGGCGTTGAACGCTTCGATATTCTGCTGAAGCGTCTCGGTCATCCCCGATTGGAATTGGGCTTCGTAAATCTTCAGATCCGAAGCAAGGGTTGTTGCCATAACTGTTTATTTCCTCATTTATTGAAATTTCTTTTTGGCGAGTTCTAAGTCGCCGCCTGCATCGCGTATAGCCTTCGCCTTTTCGGGTGCGCCCAGGTCAGACCATTTACGCGCCGAAACGCCTGCCGTGCCTGTGGATGCCTGACCGCCCGTGCCGGGTGTGAGGCTCGCACCGAAAAAGAACGGACTCCGCGATTTCATTTCTTCAACAAGGGCATTGAATTCGTCGGCGTCACCGATGCCGCCCTTCTTGCGTAGAACGAAGCCTGTCTCCGTGGTTCCTAGTTCGACCTGTTCCGACATCTCTTTGACGAGATAGTGGACTCGGTCGGGCAACACTCCCTTTGCGATGAGTTCGAGCGCGAGCTTTTCCTGCTTCAGCGTCGAATAGATGGTTTCCTTTTCCCGTCGTTCCGTCTCGAGCCGTTCCTCGTAGGCTTTGGACTTCTGCGCGAGTAGCGTCTCGAAGTCGCCTTTCTTCGCGAGTTTTTCCTCTTCGGCTCGTTTCGCTTCCTCGATCGCCTGTTGCGCCGACTCGAAATCGAATCCTTTCGCGCGCTCGGCAATCGGCTTTATCTCTGCGAGTTGTCTTGCGAGTTCGTGGTTGCGCTTGAGCAACTCCCTGTTCTTCTTGAGAACCGCTTCGGGGTTCTCGACCGTTTCCGTGGTTTCAATTGTTTCGTCCGTGGGACTGTTCTGTTCTTCCGTCATTGTTTTTCCTTGCCCGTGGGGCTGAGTGGTCTGATTGTCAAAAAAAAAATCATCGCCCCGACCGAAATCGAGGCGATGACCCAGAGGGGTGTTAGCCAATGAACCACAATTGACTGTGAGACTTTCGTCTCAACCGTCAAAATATGCTCATTTGGGTTTTCTGTCAAACGGGTCGTCGACCGGTAGATCGCGCACGAAGCGTCTCGCCTGTTGCGGATACCGTTGCGTCAAGACCTGCAACATCGATATTTCGATGCGTCTCTGCCGTTCCGATTCCTCGGAAGCGGCGCGTTTCTCAACGTCGACCCTTTTTATTATCCTTATCTTTGTTTCCATTTATCCTTATGTTCGCCCTGAGCATCTCGACGCTCACCGTGTGCCGTTCCACCTCGCCGAAGTCGCGGTGATAGACGATGCACTTCATATCGCGTCCCGATGAGTATCCGTTTTGTGCCGTCCAAGCGTCCTTGCCTGCGAGCGTTCGGAACGACTCGACGATAACGCCCCCGTCGTATTCGCGCCTCGAATCGTGGTGGATGTGACCGGTCAACCAATAGCGATGCTCGGAATCGCCCCAGTCCCTCGGTCTGTCCGATGACATCTGCAATGGCAGTCTGTCCTTCTTGATGGTGTGCCCGTGATGGACTCCGATCAAGACCTTGCCGAATTTATAGTAATGCTTGATTGTGGGCGCGTCGTTGATGTCCACCCGCGGGTCGTCCCCGAACAGATGGGCAAGCACGGTCGAGAGCATCATCGAACTGTGGTCGTCGTGGTTGCCGATGGCGTTGATGACCGTGACCTTCTCGTGCTTGGCGAGTGCGGACTGTATGCAACGAATCATCGCCCGTATGCCCGCCCTCAAGACCTTGAGCCATCTCGTGTCGGTGTCCAGCTTGTGATGCGACCTCATCGTCTCGCCCATCAGGTTGTCGGCGTGGAAGAAGTCCCCGAGGTTGGCGATGATGGCTTCCTTGCACGGTGGCGCGGAATGCACCAACCGCTCGACAGCCTCGCACAGTTCGCGTTCACCTATCTCGAGGTTGTGGTCGTCGCCCGATTCCTTGTCCCAGGCGAGAAGCCCCAAGTGAGGGTCGCCCATCGGATAGACGGCAAGCAGATCGTCGCGCTCCATCTTCACCGGTGACCGTTTGACGGGCTTGAATCTCGGCATATCGTCCTTGAGGTCTTCGACTAGCGCCTTGATAGCCTCCGCTCCCTTGTCCTGTTGGGCTTTGACCCATTGGAGCTTTATCTTGCCTTCCGCATCGTAGAGGACGGACTTGCCTGCGATGTTCATCCCCTGGAGTCCGTCGGGTGCGGATTCCCTCGCGGTCTTGAGTATCCCGTAAGCTGCGCGCTCCGTGATGCCGTATTCGCTTTTGAGATGGTTGACTATCTTTGCCGTCGGTGTGCCGTTCTTCTCGAGGTCTTGCGCGATGACGACCATCTGCGCCCGTCTCTCCTGTATCTGCTTGTTGTTCATTCTCTCCCCTCCAGTCTGTCAATCAATTCGGCGTAACACGCCATATCGAGCAGGTTGTCGCGCTTGTGGTTCGCTCCCTCCCTGCACAGTTTGACCGCCACGAATATCAGGGCGATGTCCTTAGCACTAAGTTGTTTGTTGAGAATTGTGGATGCGACTCCCGCGATCCGTTGCAGATTCGCGGTCGGTTCGCCGTAGTCTTCCTGTCGGTCGGAATTGACGAGCCTTTCGCACTCGTCGAAGAATGTGGTCATTGTGTCCCTCCTGTCTAGTACTGGTAGATGATGATGCACTTGCAATGAGAACCGCAGTCCTGACTCCCAATCTCGGGCATCTCGTCCACCGGCATCCAAAAGCCCCCGTAATCCACACAACCGGGGCACGATTCATCAGCCAATTGTATACGATACGCACGCAACGCGCCATTTTTCACGGCTTCGCCCTGTTCGATGTTCGATGCCGTGCCACGCATCGAGTCGCCGTAACTGCCCGCGCGGTAGACCGAACGCGCCCTCGACGACTTGCCGTCACGGATGTCCTGCTTGAATCCGTCGGCGTATTTCTTCTCCTGCGTTATCTTGTCGCGAAGGAATCCCGAAGCCGCAGCGATGCCGATTCCGCCCAAGACTAGCGCGGCAGATGCCCAATGACCCGAGGTGATTTTGCGATCCATCGTGCGTTCCCATTCGTCGAGACCGATTTCCTCCTCGAACAGCTTGTTCGTGACCTCGCGCATATCGTTCCGCATCATCAGCCCAATGCGACGGAGCAGTCTCTGTATGGTTTGGTAGTTGATGCGACGACCGTCGATGATGAACTGCGAGCGCCTGCGGTCGAATCGGACGCGCTGACCCGTGTTGCGGATGCCGAGAAGAACGAGAAGGGCAAGCCCTCCCCGTTGCATATCCTCGATCAAGTTCCGTTCGTCCTCTGGCTCGAACATTTAGGGTTAAATCTCCTCTTCTTCGATAAGCGTCGACCGTGCCGGTATCGTCGGAACGGGCGCGACCTGTATCTCCTCGCCCTCGATGATGAGCGGAATCTCGCCCGCCATCTGCTCGAGCATCTCTTTTACCTCGTCCTCGTTGGTCACTCCGAGGAACCGCACAATCCATTCCTGAGACATCAGCCCCATCAGCTTGTTGGCGATATCGGCGCGTTTCGACAGGTCGTCGAGTTGCATCGAATATTGATTCTCCTGCGATGCCCATTGTGTGCCGAGGCTGATTGAACCGCCCTCAACTTTGGTCAGTCCGAGATATTCCGCGGTGAATCCGAGCGCGAGTTCGATGGCATCCTGCAACTGCCTCGCGAACATCCTCAGTTCCGAGGTCTCAGCCACATTGTTGAGAAGTGCCTCGGTCGCGGTCAGATCGACGCGCGCGGTCTTGTCTGCAAGTAGCGAGAGTCCCATCATCGCGATGTCGTCGCGATTGTCCTGAAGCGATTGACGGGTCACATTGAGCGACGAACCGCCCACCTCTGCGAATCCGAATCCGCCATCTGCGGAGGTCTGTATCATCGTCGAACCGCCGACCACGATTCGGTCGGAACCCATCAACTCGACGCCCTTGCCGACGGGAATCGGGACACAGGTCTTGTGAATCAGCGACTTGTAATCGGAATAGGTCTGGAAATGCTCGATGTTCTTGATTGCGATGTCGAGAAGCAGCGGGTCGGCTCCGAGTTCGGCGACAATCGCCACCGGTATCTGCGACAACTGCGGAAGCGTCCCCTCACCCTCGGTGATGTATTCGATCTGTTTGCCGTCCGCGCTTCTCTGCTCGCGGTACAACGCCCAGTTGACGATGCCGTCGATGAGACGGAACACGCGGAAACGCACCACCGGTGCGGATGTGTACTCGCCGTCAGACTCGAGCGAAACCTCGCGGAATACGATGAGGCTCAGTTCCTTGCGCTTGCTCGACGGGTTGATCTGATACTGCCAATTCCAAATGTCGTCGGCTTTGTAGTGTACCCAATAGGGACGCAGTCCGAATCGTATCTGTTCTTCTCGGCTCGTTGCCGTCGCCATCGGTGCGTCGACCAGTATCGCGGAATAGCCCTCGAACGAGGACTCGAACACCTTGCGACAGAAGACATCGCCGTGCGTCCCCGCGTTGTCGATGTCCTCCCATAGCGTCTCGATTTCATCGGCTACATCAGCCGAGAGGGTTACCGGGTCTTTGAACACAAGCCCCGTCATCATATTCCGCGTCTTCAGCGTCAGATTGAACAGGGTCGCGGTCTCGACGCGGAACCTGTAGTCGTCATCCGTCTCGGCGGGGAACTTGGGGAGGTACTGCTTCGATTTCTCGCGCAGTTTGAGTGTGCCTTCGATAACATCGGCGTAAAGCTCGCGCCTCACGCGTTGTGTGAAGTATTCCGGGTGTGTCGCACCGACAAAGTCTTTTTGTTTTTCCATATCAGAACCTGAACTGGCTGAACTGCCATTGAGCGTTTTTCTTCTGTTCGATAGCTTCCCTCGCAAGCGCACGGGCAATCACCGTGTCGTCGTGCATCCCCTTCGGTGCGGAATAGGCGATTCGATTCGTCATCTCGTTCCGTGTCGCCTCGTAAGCCTCTAGTTCCGCGGTGGCTGTCGCCACATTTAACCACCTTATCTCGTTTTGCTCAAACGCCAATGCGAGCGATTGGATGAGCGGGGGCTTCGATTGCGCCGTCGTGAGGAATCCTTTGATGGCTCTGTCCGATGATTTCTGCAACGCCTCGAGGTTCGGGCTTCCGATGCTGTTCTCTTCGACAAGCGCGAATTTCACGCCCCATTCGTTGAGAATCGACAGGATGCGCGCCCGTTGGAACTCCCAGTCTATCTTGTTGAAACGGTCTAACACGACCTCGGTCTTGCAATCCGTGCAGATGACCGATACGGCGGTGAAGTCCGCGACCTGTCCCCAGTCCACACCTGCAACGAGCGTGTGCCCTCGGTGATCCGACGCGGTGCAAGGCTCGGCTGTGAGATTCGCCGTGATGTTCCGGAAGACCTGACCCTCGCCTGCGACGAACTCCGCCAAGTACTCCTGACGGAATATCTCCGCGGGCAGTTCCTCGCGCGCCGCGTCGATTTCCTTCGCGTTGATGAACGGATTCGATGAGGTCGGGAATTGGAAGGATTTCCATTCGGGATGGTC